CGTTTTAGATATGGTACACCTGAAAAAATAGGTGGTTGGTCTCAATTAGGAAGCAGTAAATTAACTGGTGCAGCTAGAGGATTGCATCACATGGTTAATAAAGAAGGTATTAAGTACGCAGTTATTGGCACTAACAGAATTTTATACGTTTACTCAGGAGAAGTTTACTATGATATTCATCCTTTAACTAACCCATCAGGTACAGCTATTACTAGTGCATTTAGCACGACTAACGGATCACCAACTGTAACAATTACATTTGGCAGTGCACATAACTTTCAAGTAAATGATATTATTTTGTTTGGAGATACTTCTACATTTAGTACAATTACAGGTTCTAATTTTGGTGCTACAGATTTTTGTGACAAAAAATTTATGATAACAAGTGTACCTTCTGCTACCACTGTGACTATTACAATGGACGGTAATGAAGGAGGAGCGGGAGCCACAACTTCTGGCGGCATAACTTATTTTCAATACTATCATGTAGGACCACCTGATCAAGTTGGGGTTTTTGGGTGGGGTATATCTCAATATGGTGGAACAGCAACAGCTCCTCAAACAACCACATTAAATGGATCATTATCTGCTAACTCAGCGGGAACAGGTGGAACTGGAACTAGTATTGTTTTAACATCTGTATTAAATTTTCCAACAACAGGAACTAATTTTATACAAGTCGGCACTGAAGAAATTTCTTATACGGGAGTAGATACAGCAACAAATACTTTAACAGGAATAACTAGAAATGTTAGGGGAACAGCGAATGCTTCTCACAACACAGGAGCTACAGTTACAAACTATAGTGATTTTTCTGGTTGGGGTCAATCATCAGCTGACACAGACACCGTTGCAGAACCGGGTATGTGGTCATTAGATAATTTAGGAAGCACACTTATTGCTTTAATATTTAATGGTGAATGTTTTGAATGGAATGCAGACGCATCTAATGCAACATCAACACGTGCAACTATTATAACAGGTGCACCAACTGCATCTAGAGATATGTTAGTATCTACACCTGATCGTCACTTAGTATTTTTTGGTACAGAAACAACTATTGGTGACAAGGCTACACAAGACGACATGTTTATAAGATTCTCGTCTCAAGAAAATATTAATGACTACACACCAACAGCTGAAAATAGTGCTGGTACACAAAGACTGGCCGCTGGATCACGGATCATGGGTGCTAAACTTGGTAGAAATGCATTATATGTTTGGA